TTGATGCCGCTACTGACATTGCCAGCTTGAAAGCCGCTTGGGATACAAGTGTTCTTGGTGATAGCCCTTACGCATAAGGAGTTTTAAATGTCCAGAGCAAGAGATATTGCAAACCTCGTTGATGCCAATGGCGATGTAAAAGCATCTGCCCTGGATAATGTTGCGGCATTTCCTGCTGGCTGGTCAGCATCGTTAGATGGTACTGACATGGTGTTTATCTATAACAGCGTGGAAGTGTTTAAGATTACGACTGCTGGTGCGGTCGTGGCGGCAGATAACATTACAGCATTTGGTACACCATAATGGCACTATCAGCATCAGGCGCAATTTCAGCAGATGACATCCGCACAGAATACGGACTGTCTGGTGCTGTCAGCTTTGGTGATTTGTACCGTGGCGGTACTCATGTTAGGGCAAAGGCCGCTAACAATAATGGTGTCAACCTAGCATCTTCTGTACCTACATCGGGTGCTATTACCTTTGGAAACTTTCGTGGCACAGCCAAAGGTTTCCGCTACACCTTTACTGCTGGTGCTACAAACCAAAATGCCTCTGCATTGTTTGGCTCAGACTATGGTGTAAACTATCCAAAGGAAATCGTAATTGATAGCGGTGTTGAACTAGGCGCAACTAGCACAGCAGAAGAAGCCCTTGAGATTGATAGCGGTGGTGCTGGCACAATTACAGTTACCAACAATGGAACGCTATCTGGTGCTGGCGGTGCGGCTGGCGCAGATGGTGGTGATGCTTTTGAGGCGGCAGTAGCTTGCATCTTTGTGAACAACGGCACTGTTCGTGCTGGCGGCGGCGGTGGTGGTGCTGGTGGTACTGGGGGTGGTGGTAGCTATTCCAGCACAAGTTATGGCCCTGAGAATTATCGAGTCGGCGGTGACAATTCATACTATGTCCGATGCAGTTCGCAATATGGCTATGCTCTTTCTTGGAATAATAACTATATCAACCAAAGTAATTGTGGCCCATTTTTTAATTCTGTTTTTGGTTATCTAAATCTTGCTAGACGCAATCTTAAGACGGTTAGCCTTTATCATTATTACGGAATTAGTACATATTCCACCAGCACGAGTTACACATCTGGAGGCTCTGGCGGTTCTGGCGCAGTAGGGGCTGGCTATGGTCAGTCTGCTGGCACTGGCTCTGCTGGTTCTTCTGGGGGAACAAATGCTGGCACTGGCGGTACGGGTGGAAATGGTGGCGGCTTTGGTGCGGCAGGTACTGCTGGAGGAACTGGCACAAACGGCAACTATTCTAGTGGCTCTTCTGGTGTGGCTGGTGGTGCGGCTGGCAAGTATTTGCGTGGTTTATCTTTTGTAACATTTACAAACAATGGCACAGTATTAGGGGGAACAGCATGACCCCTGATGAACGCTATGAAATATGTAAATCATGTGATTGGTTTCGTGCTGTTATAAAGCAATGCAAAAAGTGTGGATGCTTTATGTTTGCTAAAACTAAAATCCTAAACGCTCAATGCCCTATAAGGAAGTGGTAATATGGAATATACAGTAGCAGAAATAAATAACAACATTGCCAAGATAGTGTTTAGTGATGGCACATGGTCGTTTATTGAATTGAACGCTGACATGACAGAAGCAGAGCTAGATGATTATGTGGCAAACATTGTGCCGCCTCATCTTAAAACTGGCGGTGGCACACCATCATTTTTAACTGCTGGCGCATCAAGAACAGCAACAAAAATTACCTATGATGAACCAGAGCCGAACCCTGCATGGCTAGATGCTCGTATTGAAGCCTATGGCACAACAGCCAGCCAGCTTGAGTACATCACAGAGAATGGTCTGGAAGCATGGCAAGCCCATGTAGCACAGATTAAAGCTGACAATCCAAAGGAGTAACCAGTGAACCAGAGCAACATTCCTTTAGTAGCTGGTGGTTTAACTGCTCCGTGGTGGGTAAATGCAATGAACGATTGGCTTTCATTAATAGCTGTCATTCTTACCATAGCATTGCTTCTTCGCAATCTTTGGAAGTCACGGAAAGACTAGGCTGTGATAGACCCTGCCACCATAGCGTTGGCGGCCAGTGCTTTTGCGGCAGTTAAAAAGGGCATATCCTTTGGTAAAGACATTGAGTCAATGTATAAAGATATCTCTCGCTGGATGTCAGCGTGTCAGGATATCGAGTCTAAGCACAATAAAGTTAAACGTAAAAAAGGTCAGTCTGTTGCAGAAGAGGCAATGGAAACTTGGGTTGCTGTTCGTAAGATTCGTCAACAGCGAGAAGAGCTTAGGCTTTATATGCTTAGTATTAACCCTAATGCTTGGAGTGACTTTGTTCGGATAGAAGGTCAGATAAGAAAGCAACGTCAGGAAGAGGAAGCTGAGAGACGCAGGGTTATTAAAAGAAACATTGAGATAACAGCAATCGTTATATCTATTATACTTGTTGGCATTGCTTTTGGATTAATGGTCTGGTGGGTTTTGTATTTAAGGAATTTAAAATGACATACACTATGGAAAAAATATTAGCATGGAAGCTACTGCCTAGAGCTATGATGGCAGTGATGACATGGATGTATATCGAGGTGTTGTTCTGGTTTATGAACTTGTCTGTTGATGCTATGACATCACAGGCTACAGCCCTTACAGCTACAGTTACAGGTGCAATGACAGGTGCATTTGCGGTCTGGTTAGGACATGAAAAATGATACAGTTACTAGGCGTTGTAGGTAATCTTGCTCAAACATTTCTTGAGGGAAAGGTAGAGAAAGAAAAAGCCAAGTCAGAGATTATGAAGACTGCGGCACAGCATGATAGCAAGTGGGAACTTATCATGGCTGAGTCTACCAAGGGTTCTTGGAAAGACGAAATAATTACCGTAGTTGTATTAGCCCCATGCGTACTATCCTTTGTTCCGGGAATGGAAAGTGTAGTACAATCTGGGTTTGATAGGCTCAGTGAGTTACCAGACTGGTATCAGAATATATTATATGTGACGATACTTGCTGGTTTAGGCTTAAAAGGATTAGATAGATTTAAGCGGAAGTAGGGTCATGCGGAACGGCATCTATTGCCTCATACCCTAACACCTTATAGCCTTTTCTAGTTGTAGCCCATTTACTTTTTTTGATAGCTCTAGCTAATCCCAAGTCAATGGCTGTTTCTTTGTCTATGGCGGCTACCTTAAGTTTCCTTTCTATAGTTATCTCAACATAGACATCAAAGTTTTCACAAAGTCTGTATGGGTCTGGTGTTGTAGTCTTTGCCATAATTAATCTCTTCTGATATTATAGTTGTACCTCGGCCTTTTGGCGGTGGTATGGGATGTGAAGGGGGTTTAGGTATTAACTGACCCCCTTCATTTCGTTGTTACACGCTCACCTCTACCCTCAAGTATATCATCGATAAGAAACACCAGCATCCTACCGATGGACGCTTTGTCTTCACTATCCCCATATCCCCATATAAGATAGTTAGTACGTCCACGGTCGTTATCGGTAATAGTAACTGATACTTTTAATTCACCATACTCAAGATGTTCTACATTCACGAACATACTACGATATGAAGAGAATATCCCTGAGCCACTGACCCAGAGACATCCTTCATGTTGTTGTATTTCAGGTGAGAATATAACAGCTTTTTTGGCAAGAATGTTTTGCATGTCCCTATCGGACAGTACCTCATGTGTCATTTCTATAAGCCTTAACTGGTAATTCTCTTGGTTCTGAATAGTTCTCATATCTCTTCTCGATATTCTGCCAGCCTATGTCGTAGTAACAAGACTCGCAGAATATATCCATTGCGGCTGTGACGGTGTAACAATCTAATTCGTTGTTGACCATCTTGCCGCAATTACGACACCGAGAAAAGATATAAGTTATCGTATTACGTTCACGCTTCTGCGCTTGCCTTGAGGGACGCTTTCGCATTTTTGAACTCATCTGTAACTTTTTGCTTGCTAGACTTTGATAGCTTTCCAATAGAGGTTGCATGACTACGCCAAGCCGTGTCAATGTCGTCAGTCGTGGTCGCTGCCCGAAAGTCACGGATAATGTTATCAGTGTCATCGTCTAGGTCGAGTGGCAAGTCCTCACCAGCATAGAGGTTGAGGCCAAGACCGTGGAAGGCGATAGCTTTGACAAGACAACGCTGATGAGCTTTGTTGACTTCAAAGCCATCAGGATGAGGCACTGACTTGTTCTTGAAGTCCAGGACAGGCATAATCTCTGTGTGAGACAGGCCTTGGATAGTGACAGTAACAGCAACGTATGTGTGACCCTTTGTGTCACGCATAAACGGTAGCGGATTGTCCTGATTGTCACGGAAGATGTGCTTCTCGAAGTTGGAATCTGGGTACTTCTCTTTGACATAAGCCCAAGCCCATGCCCATGAGAGATAATCGAATTTGTTTTTCTGTTCGACTTGAGCCGATACATCAAACTTGGATAGTGTTGACCACGGTGAATCAGTCATTGTGAATCTCCTCATCAAATACTGCGTGAAACTCTGCCCATGCATCGTCTAAATCTACAATTGCATCGTAGCTTGGATGTCTAACTTGGCGATAAGTCATGGACATAGCAAACATAGCAGAATTAGCACGTTTAACTGCATTGATTTGTTCTTCTGTTAGTGCATATACAGTCTTTATTTCTGGTTTTACTTTCTTTGGTCTTCCTCTAGGCATCTTTGCCCTCCTTAGGTGGGATGTGTGTACAGGTTAGTGTGCCACTGCGAGAACGTGTAACACGAATCTTGTGGCCTTTAAGATTACCGCCAATGTCATAGTCCATTCTACGACACTTAGCTGGTATTCTATCTTTAAACATAGCTTTGGCTTCATCACTGACGCTTACAGCTTTCTTTGCATCGATGATGTGCTGTGACTGGAATCCAAATAGATGGTCATCCTCATCAGACCAGTCAGGTAAGTCACGCATATCCATAACAAACATGTCGGAATAATCGACAGGAGGCAGAGCCTCTGGAAGAGCGTGTGTGTCGTGCTTGTACATTTGCCAGAACATACGGCACTGGTTCATGTACTGTTCGCACCAGTTAGCGTCCTTCTTAATCATACGCCATTCTAGGCGACATCTAACACCAAATAGGGCAACGAGATAGCAACGGTCGCTACCAGCCACAAGCATGTGGTGCTGACATTGTGGCGCATATAGTTCACATAGTTCGTCCATGTCCTTAAACCCAAAATGAGTTTTAATTTCCAATGGAGCAGAATCCCCAACAACACGACCATCAAAGGTAGAATGCATAGGGATATCGTCAATAAGAATAGTTTTCCCACCACCACGAAAGTCCACCTTTCTTTTTTCTAGTGCTGACCACTGGTCGATAATGAACGACTCCATGTGTGAGCCAGCGTCTAGCATGAGTTGGATTTGTTTGTTGGGCTTCCAAACTTCTTCACCTAGCTTTTGTCTGATGAGAGTTACCCATTGTGCAATGTCACCTGAGGCGATAACTTTTGCATCTGATGAGCCGATATAGGTGGCTCGTTCCTTGATTTGTGCTTCAGTAAGCATTTAGTTCTCCTTG